CTCCGCCTGGCTCTCCGCCAGGTCCTCCTGGAGGCTGTCGTAGATGCCCTGAATCTGCGGCACCGTCTCCTGGTAGACGCGGTTCGCCAGCGCCGCAGCGTCGTCGTAGGGCTTCACGTACGAGTCGAGGCTCGGCACGGCCAGCAGCGGCGGCTGCGGGACATCGACGGCGAACTGGTCGAGGAACCGCTGCTGGAGGTCGGCGTACGCCTGCTCCAGCATCGCCCGCTCGATCTCCCGCTGGGCCTCCCGGGCGCGGGCCTGCTGCATGGCCACGTAGCTGCGAGCTTGCGCTCTTGCCCCGGCGCGCCGCTGCCCCTCCTCAATGCGCTGCAGCCTCTCCTCGACAAGCTGGCGGACCGCGCCGAACGAGCGCTCCCCCGAGGAGCCGCGCTTGTTCGAGCGCCCCGAGGAGCTGCGCGTGTTCGAACGCCCCCCCGAGGAGCTGCGCGCGTTCAAGTCCCGGATAATCTGCGCGGCGCTGCGACGATTCAGCAAGCTAATCAGCGAAAACGGGCTCGCCCCCTCGTTGCTGCGGCCGCCGCCACCACCACGATCGTTCGCCATCAGAGACCCTGCCTCGCTCGTCGAAGTTCCTCAGCCACGCTCGCCCGGCGGGCAGCCTCCGCCGAGGCAATGTCGTCGAGGGCGTTGCGCCGCACCGAAGCAAGCTGCTCGTCCGACAGTCTCAGCGCCCCGATCGTCTGCTCGTAGTCGGCCAGCAGNNCGCCAAGCTGCTGGTTACGGGCCAGGTTGAATCGGTCCCGCCCCAGCGCGTACAGGCCGCTGTTCAGCAGGCCGGCGCGCACGTACGGCGCCTGGAAGTCGGCGAACCGCTGAGCCCACGAACGGGTGAGGTCACCCTTCCGCCGCAGATAGTTCGCCTTCGCGGTGTCGCGCTGGAACTTGTTCTGCGTCGTGCCGAGGCTGTACTGCTGCTCGATCTGGCGACGCTGGGTTTGCAGCCAGTTCCAGTCGTCGGCGGACAGGTCGCCNCGACCCTTGTCGGAGTATCGGCTAACACCCTTGTACGACGCCATCGCCTCTAAGCACCCAGGGTCACGGCGGTCTACAGCACGTCGAGCGTGCCCGTATCAGAGTCCACGACAACCCGGCGGGTCTTCGGCTGCGAGCTGATGCCCTTTGTCTCGTCGTAGGAGCGTTCCCCGTCGCCGAGGCGGATTCCCCGCACGAACACAGGGTCGGCGAGGAACCGTTCGAGGTCGGTGAGGATCGTCCGCAGCACCACCGCGTCGGGGCCGCGCAGCTCGGTCAGGCGGGGGGCTTTCCAGCTCACGCCAGCTTCCCCTTCCCCTCCCAGCTCAGGACGTTCGTGCCCTGGCCGTCGAACAGGACCGCGCCCGAAGGGATCGACACGGCGTCCACGGTGCCGCCGAAGCGGTAGGTGCCGGGCGGCACCTCGATCCACTGGCCCGTGCCGGCGGCGAGCACCCGGGAGCCGTGCGGCACGACCACCACCAGGGCGGTGGTCACCGCCTCGTTCGAGGTGCCCGTCCAGCGGTAGAGCGTCACCCGGAGCCGCATCTGATGCTGTTGCAGGTGCGACACGCAGGCGGTGAGAGACGCCCGCAGCAGCGACGTGCGCGGCACCGTGAACAGGCCGCCCGACACGAAGCCCTGACCGTAGTTGAACTGCTGGTTGGTGGTGATGCTCACCGAGCCGGCGACGCCGACCAGCCCGTCCACATACGCCTTGCGGGTGAACTGGTTCGCCGCGGTCGGGTCGGCGTTAGGCCCCGAGGGAATCTGCTCGAACGCCACCGAGGCGTCCTTGTGAATCCCCTGCGTGTTCACCCACTGGTAGAGGGTGTCGAAGTTCGCGTTGACCTCGTACGCCTCGGCGGTGGTCTCGTCCTCGAACGTGTACGGCTTGCTGATGGACGCCATCGTCTAGCTCCGAATCTTCTTCGGGATGAACTTGAACGCCACGTGGTTCACTCCCCAATCGAATCTGGGCAGCGATTCAACCCAGGAATCCCAGCCGGCCAGGTTGTAGGGGAACGCTGTCAGGTCAGTGCCTGTGAACCGCAGCGAGATCGCCCGGGCGTTGCCGAGCGGGACGCCCCGCTCGATCTCGTTAAGGTTCGTGCCCTCGGGCGCCCACTTCGCCTGCCCCCACTGGCCGACACCCCACACGAGATGGTCGGAGCCCTTCTCGCGGGTGTCGATCTCCCAGCGCCGCCGGGGCCGCCCGTAGGTGTAGTCGATGAACGCTTCGACCCGGACCGTCCCCTCCATGCCGGCCTTCACGACGACCTCGGGGCGCTTCCAGCGCTTCTCCTGCGCCGGGTTGCCGAGGTCGATCCACGCCGTCTGGAAGTACGAATGGATCGGCATGGTCCTCTGCGGCATCACCAGACCCTGGTCGTGCGCGATCTCGCCGCGGTCGAGGCGCGCCACCGCAGCCCACTTCGTGGCGAAGTAGCCCTCGCCGTCGTGGGAGAAGAACCCCAGGAACTCGTAGCCGCCTCCGGGTGGCGCCCACTCGGCGTACTGCCACGGGGCACGCGCCCACCCCGGATTCCCGTGCGAATCGAACTCGTAGCGCACCCACGGGCCCGGGCGGTTTCGCCCGCCCATGCTCGGGTCGAGCACGAACACGGCGTTCGGACCGTTGTTCTCGGCCTCGCGGGTCCGCAGCGACACCCACAGCCGGCGGTTCCCCCAGCCGAGCGCAACGTGGTCCGGCTCGGTGACCGCGATGCGCCCGTCCCGGATCGCCGGGTACAGGGCCTCGAACATCCACTTGATGTTCCGGCCGTCGTAGAGGAACACGCCCTCCAGGGGGTCGTAGAAGAACACCCCCATCTCCGTCGCCACCACCGACTCTTGGCGGAGCGTCCCCAGCTCGTGCGTCACCTGCTCGACGACCAGACCCTCCGGCGGGCTCCCGTGAATCGCGTGGATCGAGTCACGTTTGAACACGAGCAGACGGTCGTGCAACGGCACGAGCGCCGTGATCTCGTCGTGCTCGGAGCCAGGATCAACGTCGATGTAGTGGAGCTGATGCCAGTCCTCCGGATAGTTCGGGTGCGACCAGCGAATCCGGCTCCCGTGGAACTCGGTGCCCTCGTAGACCGCCCCGACGACGAGCACCCCCTGCCACGTGCAGATCAGTTTCGCCTTCGGCGCCTTCCCGTTCTGGTTGCTCGGGGTCGGGTTCTCCAGGTCGTTGTTCCAGCCGTGAACCAGGTCGGTGCGGGTGCCGCCGTCCCAGCGGAACGTGTCCTGCTCGCCCGTGACGACGTACAGCNTGTTCTTGAACATGGCGGCGCGCATCCGGCCGAAGTAGCCGTTGCCGACCTCGATCCCGCCGGGGGGAATCTCGCTCCCGCTGTGCACGTAGTCCGCCGGGGGCGGGAGCGCGATGATGCGCTGGCCGGAGGTGCCGGCCTGGACCAGCAGTTGCGCCGGGCCGTCGGCGGGCGTGTACACAGCCGCCCCCTGGAACACCTGGAACAGCAGGCGGTAGCTGAGGCTCATCCCCTTCCGCTGTTGAAACCCGCCGCGCGCGAGCACGTCCACGTTCAACAGATCGGGGGATTCGTTCGCCGCCAGCTTGAACCCGTCAGGCTCCAGGTTCAGGCCGCCCGAGAAGTCCGCGACCCCGTGCGTGAGCAGCCGCGGCATCAGAACTCCCAGGGGAACGTCGGCCGGCCGATCGTCGGTGAGCCGCGGCGCTGGCCGTCACCGCCCATCACGAGCGGCTGGGCGGACGGCCTCTTGATCTCCCACGCGATCGCGTTGTCGAGCGCGTCCTGGAAGTTCTGGCGGTCCACCGCCGCGAGCTCGGGTTCGTCCTGGTGCAGGTGCGCCCGATACAGGACCCAATCGAGCAGGGCGCCCTCCAAGCTGTCGGGCATGTCCGGCACGGCGCCGGCGCCGCTGGCCATCCAGTCGGCGGGCGCCCGGAACCCGACCACCACCAGCTCCTCGGAGGCGTCCGGCAGCGGCCACACGTGCAGCTCGCCGCCCCGGATCGAGTAGGCGCGCGCGTGCCCCTGGGACTGCACGTTCCCGTACAGGTGGAACTTGTCCCGGGCCGCCGTGTACTCGATGTAGTCGAGCACCCCCCACGGGGCGTCCACGGACAGCACGTCCTCGATCTCCGGCGGCAGCGGGTAGGACCGCCGGCCGGGCTCGGTCTGGATCGTGGCCTCGACCTCGAAGTGCGGCCAGCGGCGAATCGCCTGGATGATCTGCCGATACCCGTCCTGAACCCAGGTGTCGATCAGATCGGCGGGCAAGTCCTCTTCGTCGAGGTCGAGGTAGGTCCAGATGTACCGTCGAATCCCAGCCAGGTCGCGCATCAGAGCAGCCCC